GCGCCTTTAGCCGCGCTAAAGCCGTCTTTAAGCTTTTGCAGGCCGCTTTTGCTCGCCTTTTCGCCAGCGTCGCCAAGACCGCCAATTTCGTTCTTGATGCTTTTCAGCTCTTTAGACGCGTGGTCAACTGCTGAAATAATAATTGCCAGTCTTGCGTCACTCATGCTTTGCCTCCTTTCTCATCGCGTTTACAGACTTCACAACGTCCCACGCTAAGCGGTTGTTCTTTTTCCAATCCGCCATTTTGGTTTTATCGGCTTCGCTGTAAGCCTCAAAAGCCCTGTAAACGTTCAGGTAGTTACTCATTTTCATAACAAGTCCCGCGGGTTGGTCAAGCACGCCGCCTGCTGTTGGCAAGCATTTCCAGCGTTCACAATCGAACGCCAGCATAAGTTCAGCAGGTGGCGCGCTGTCCTTTTTCCCTTCCGCGAAGTCAGCGACATCAATCAGTCTAAAGGGTCGATACTCACTGCCTCCGCGATTGCTTCAGCAGTCTTATCCGCAAGCCACATAACGCGGTTTGGCTTTTCATTGTCAACACCTTCAGAAGTCAGTTCAGGCTCGCATTTAATCATGCCAAGCTCTAAACAGGCTTTCACTAACTCAATGCGAAACACAACAAAATTCTTGTTTGCCGCGTCTTCAATGCGTGTGCTGTATTCCTGGTATTGCTTTGTCGTGAAGTCCAAAACTTCTAACTTGCCAAACTTCTTATGTTCAAACTTTTTCATCGTTCGTCCTTTCTAAACTAAGGTTTTCACGCCACATTTGGTCTGGACTTTGAGCCAGTTGCCAAAGGTCGGGTTGTACGCGCCATCAAACACGAGGTCGATAGCCACCACGCCGTCACGGTCGGTAAACAGTTTTGGCGGTTGTTTCGTGCGTCCGCAAAACTGAACAACGGTTTCCCGTAGGTTCGCGCCTGTACCGTCAAAGTGCTTGATTTGGATCTGCTTTTCAAGCATCTTATTTGGCGCGCCCAGCATTTCAGCAATAAACGGAATGGACGTGTTGTTCACTTCCATGCTGATTTTCAGTTGCCCGTCCCAGCGCGCGTCTCGGATAGCAGCCGCATCGCAAGCGCCCAAAAAGCCTCGCGTTTGACGGTTTGAGTTCACGGTTAGCTCATAAGCAAAAGCAGTAAGCGTGATAGCGGTCGTGCCCATCGTGCCAGTCCACGCGTCAACAAAGACCGCGGTATTACAACCGGTCATTTCCTTTTGCCCAGTGCGCACGGTAAGCGCGGGCGGGTCGGTTACTTTTTCAACTTGCCCACCAACGAGAGACACACTCGTATTCACACCGCTGTTATCCGACGCGGTCATCTTGAACGTCGCCACGCTCGCGTCTTTTTGGCGTGAGAAAATACCGTTTTGCCCCCACCACAGGCTCATAAAAGCGGGTGATGGGTTCGCGCTAAGTGGCGCGGCATACTCGCGCGTGAATGGCGCGGCAGACCCCGAAGATGTCGCCTCGCTAAACAGACTGTCAAGCCAGTAGTTGATATCCTCAAAAGTTTCGTTACTTGTTTCAATACTTCCGCTCGAGGCGATTTTGGTAATGCTTTCACCGCCTGTTGGTGTCATCGTGCCTTGTCTCTTGTTGCTGTCTGGCACTTCCCATTCAGGGTCGAGACTGCACTCGCTCACGTTTTGCATTATCGCGGTCGGAGCGGTAGCCGCGGTCTTAAATGCGGTTTGTTTTCCCCGCAGTAAGACGTTCAAATCATCCGAATAAGTCATTTTTGACCTCCATCTTTTTCAATCTTTTCTGGCACAACTTTTTCGTAAATGCCTGTTTTTAGCCCAGCTTCCTGAAGCCTTTGCGGGAGCTTGTCCCACTCTTTTTCTTTGATGTCGCGCGCGGGTAAGCCGTAGACTATCCCGCCGCCTTTGTATTTGTAAATTGTCATTAGATCAGTTCCTCCACTGTTATTTCAGCCAGTGCGCCCGCGAAATAGCGCCCGCTCATGGCAGGCCACTCAAACACACCAGTCCTAACGTTGAAGCTTTTCACCACGCATCCGGCAAGGCATGGATGTTGCTTAATTTCCTCGATGTAATTGCCGCAGTAGTCCACAAGGTCACGCGCGAAGCCTTTCAGCCCGCTGCCTTGTTCGCTCGCCTGCCAGAGCATGAGGTCGTTAATCACCCAATGCACATTGATGCGCTTGCCCATGTTGATGAACATGCCGTCACGCCCCTCCATTGGTTGCGGACTGAGCGGAAGCAAGAAGCGCGCGGGTAAATTAGCGGTGTCGACACTCTCAGGTAACGCTTCGAGGTTGTAGACTTTCAGCGTCTTGGCGCTCTTGACTTCCATGTTCGCAAGCGCGTCATAAACGTCTAAAATCTTGCTCATACCGCCGCCCTTCGCTTATACCGGTCAAGCAATTTCTGCACATCCGCAGGCAATCCGCTTGGCATGATCGTTACACCATCGCCAGTCACCATCGGTCGGTCAATATCAGCGCTGGTATCCTTTTGCCGATATAGGAAAGCTGCAAGCCTTATGCAAGCGTGCGTTATATCAGCAGGAGCGGTTGCAGAATAGCCCCACGTGCCAGCAACGCTAATCTCGCTGTCGGCATCGGTAAAGTTCCACGATTGTTCTTCATCTAACCTAATCATCCATTTCGGATTATCATTGCGCGGAAAAAGCCGATAGCTTCCAGAGGCAATCTCCATACCATCACCATTTGTCAGTTTGGTAACAGTAAGCAGGTCGTAACCCCACAAGTTCAAATCCTGTCCGTCTACATCGTCTATGGTGAAATACTTGGTCGCCGTTTCAGCTTCAAAGCGCCTTCCGGTGTAAGCGTCAATTATACCTTCAGCTCGTGTGAGCAAGTCAGTAAGCAGAGGGTCGTCTTCGGTCGTGGCAACGCTTATACCTAAATAGTCTTTTAGGTTAGTCAGGCTTGCGTAGCTCATTCGGCTTCCTCACCATTCTTGACTGTTTTAGTAGCCTTTACTTTTGGCTTATTGACTATCTTAACCGCAGGCTCATCATCAATAAGCGCTACATAACCAGCCCGCACAAAAGCGTCGACCGCTTCCTCTGGCAATTCGCCCAATCCCGGTGCGAACTCGACCACTTTCTTATCGATTTCAAACCGGAATGGAACTAATATTTTGACTTTCATCATTACTCCAATCAGGCGCGCTGGATGAGCATTGTCACCACGCCGCCCTTTTCGTCACCCGCAGCCGCCACTTTCAAAGTTAGCGTGCCCGATCTAACCCACAGCATTTTGGTCGGGTCGTTGATGTAAACGGTTGCGGCGGCTGTCACATTCGCGCCATTGCCGCTCAATACGTCCAACCCGTCTTCGTCTTCGATGGTCACATCGTAGCCGTCGGTCGGTGCAGTACCACCAGAATCAGAAGCCAGACTGACTTTTACGATCTTGCCGCAATACCAGCCGGAAGCGGCACTTGAAACCGCACCGCCCGTAGCGCTCAACCAATCCCATTGAATTTTCTGCAATGGATATTCAACCGCGTCTTGCGTTATTGTTACAACTTGCGCTGCCATAAATGTTTCTCACTTTCGAGGGTCTTGGGGCGGAACTGAGTCCGCCCCTTCTTGACCCCCACAGATTTAGAGAATGATCGCCTGTGTTGCGGCGGTCTTCGGGTAAGTGCCCGAACCTTCGTACAATACGGCAATTGCACCGACGGTCACATTGGCAGTACCGCAAGCGGCAACTGCTTTCTGGAACGGTTTGGCAGGATTGACGGGAATGTCAATCGCGTAAACTTTGCTTGCACCGGTTGCAGCTTTGACCTGCGTCAAAGCCGCGCCAGTGATGTCGGCGGCAGTCGCCATGCCAGTAGCCGAATCTTCCTGCACCTTATAATCAAAAGTGCCGGTGGCGGTCATTGCGCCAACATTGATAATGTGACAAACACGATCAAAACCAGCACAGTTAATCTCGGTTCCGGTCAGCGCTGTGTCCGAAGTCACAGGCGCAACCGATTGGACAATTTTTGTTCTTCCTAATAGGTTCATTGTTTATCCCCTTTCAGGTTACGAAGCCTGCGTCAAGTATTTGAGCGCGAGCGTCTGCAATACAGCACCACCGAAGCGCTGCTTAACGAACAGACCAACTTGCCCATTTGCCTGGTACAAGTAGGGGTTACGGCTCAGTGTGACGCCCTCGCGCTCCGCGAATGCGTACATTGAGAAGTCACCAAAGACGACGGATTTTTGTCCGCTGGCGACGCCGCCCATGTCGGGAGCGATGTAAGCGGGGTAACCCATAAAATCGCCACCAGCAGGAGTGTTGATAAACTGGAACGGATTGCCAGTCAACCCTTGCAGGTAGAACTTAGTCGCGCCCTTCATCAGGAAACCGGAGCTTGAGTTGTGATAAGGAGACTCCACCTTGCCCATCATTGCAATCAATTCGCCAGCAGTAATAGCAGTAGCAGAAGCGGTGGTGATACCAGAAGCGGTAGCGCCAACCACGATGCCTTGCGGCATGTTAGTACCAGTACCGATTGAGCAGTAGTAGTTTTCAGACGCAGCAGAAGCGCGTGCCACGACAGAGCTGATATAAGCCTCCAAACCAACAGCGTCACCGTCCAACATTTCTTCCGAGACTTTGATCATCTTGGTGAACTTGTGGATAGTCAGCGCAACCTGCCCGAACACCGGCTCGTTTTCGTCGTAGGCGGCTTCTTCAGCGGTCACAACTAACTTGGTGCCAGCGGTGGCTTCGGTTGGGATGAGGATACGGTCATGGTTGGTGACCAGACGGGTAACAGGTGCTTTACGAACAAATGATAGTTCCTGCCGCTGCTCAACAATGCGATTGTAGAAATCATCAGGCACGGCGTAACCACCTTCAGTGTCGGTCTGTCCTTGCCAAGCGCCCTTGAGTTCCAGATCGTTGCCCTTGAAACCGCGAGGATTGTCGCCTTGCGCCCAAGCCAGCATTGCTTTGATAAACGAGGGCGATTCCTTTGCCGCTTTCACGGTCGGAACACCCTTGACCTCGCCGGGAGCTGCCTTCAGCTCTTCCAGCAAGG